AGACGGAACTCTACAGCTTAACTGTTCACAAAACTCTCATGGTATTAAATTAAAATCACCACCTCATAGTGCTAGTGCTAGTTATACTTTAACTTTTCCAAATGATGACGGAGACGCAGACCAAGTTTTAAAAACAAATGGTAGTGGTGTTTTAGATTGGACTACTCCTAGTAGTGGAAGTTTTGCAAAACTTTCAACAGTTGATATTTCAAGTGGAGATAGTTTAGTTGCTTTTAATAGCAGTATTATTACAACTACTTATAAACAATATTTATTTATGTTTACAAATCTTAGACCAACTGGAGATAATACTTATTTTAAAATGCAAGAAAGCACAAATAATGGTGGTGGTTTTTTAGCAAATGATGCTGATTCATTTATTTCAATTAATAATACTTCATGGAGTTCTACAGAAAATCTAAATCATTCTGTAACAAACAATACAGATATTCAATTAACACAAGATAATATTGGTAATGGAACTTTGGAAGGTATGAGCGGACAAATGTTTTTTTCAAGAGATGGTGCAAATGCATCAAAAGGAAATTGGGAATTAGTTTCAACTAATAATGGTCATGTTTATCATCAACACGGTGCGTCTTATAGAGATGATGCTGGCACAACTAATTATGTCAGATTTCAAATGCAAGGCACGACATTTATTTCTGGTAGAATAACTTGTTATGGGATTGTGACATGATGTATAAAAATGTAAATGGCGAAAGAATAGCTATGAGTGAAAGCGAAATAGCTGAGTTTAACGCAGAAAAAACAGCTTGGGAAAATGCAAGTGCAACTAGAAAACTTGCAGAAATAAGAACTATAAGAAATAAATTATTACGAGATAGTGATTGGAAAGTAACAATGGCAAAAGAAAAAGGTACTACACTTTCTAGTGGCTTTAAAACTTGGAGAGATAACTTGCGTAAAATTCCACAAGATTACGATACAGAAACAAAATATGATTTATTACTTGCGAGAGAAACAGATAAAACTAAAGATAATTTTGGTAAACTAACTCATAGTGTGTGGAGTGAATAATGGCATTAATTAAAGCAAGATCAAGAGGAATTAATTTAGCAGATACTTTTGCCTTTTCTGGTACTGTTTCTGGTGTTGGAGGAATTACTGAATCTGACACATGGAGAATAACAACTGCATTTCAAGGCAATACAATACCAATAACTGCTAACTGGGAAAGAGATGATACTTATTTAAACAGTAATATGGGAACTGGTATGACACAAGCTTCTGGTGTGTTTAGTTTTCCTTCAACAGGAGTTTACCAAATTGATTTTCGTTTACAATTTAGTTCAGGTGGAACAGATAATGATTATATTTTAGGAAAAATAGAACTTACACAAAATAATAGTTCTTATGCTATAATTGCTCAACAGTATGCAAGTATTAAAAACAATGCATCATATCAAGGAATGTCAGCAACAGCAGTAAAAAGAATTACTGATGTATCAAATCAAAAAATATATTTTGGCACTTCAAGTCAAGATAATAATCATTATGTTCAAGGTAATTCAAGTGCTAGTTATAGTTATGCTATTTTTACTAAATTAGGAGATATATAAAATGAGACCTACACATATAGAAGATTTTTTAGTAAATGTAAGAAAAGGTCAATGGTTTGGTTGGTCTGACAGTAAAAACAAAATTTATGCTAATTTAATAGTGCATGATGGTGGAAGTAAACCTACTGAAAAACAATGTACTGACGGACTAAAAGCCTTACAAGACGCATGGGATAGTGCAAATGGATAAGTTATAGTGAATGAGAAATGCTTTTCTTATAGGAATAATACTTTCAGCTATAATATTATTTTATCTTAACTCCTTAATGAAATCTGCTCATGCCGCAGATACAAACACAGTTTCAAGCACAGTAGTAACAGACAAATCAGTACCAACAGCTTCTGCTCCAAGTGTTGTTGTAAATAATTCTGACATATGTAAAACAGCTACTAGTGGTGCAGTACAAACCCAAATTTTTGGTATTGCTAGTGGTATCACAATCACAGACGAAAATTGCGAAAGAATAAAACTTGCTCGTAGTTTATACTCTATGGGTATGAAAGTGGCGGCTGTTTCAACTTTATGCACAGATCATAGAGTGTTTGATGCTATGTGGTTTGCAGGAACTTATTGCCCATATGATTCTAAGATAGGAACAGAAGCAAAAAAAGGTTGGGAAGAAAACCCAGAATTTGTTCCTGTAGGTAGTGTTGTGTTTAATCAAAAAGAAAAAATTGTAAAATCAAAGGAGCAGATAGATAGTGAAAAAGAATTCGCCAAATTTATTGTTATGGCTATGGCTATGTATATCGGTTTCCCTATCCTTTTCTAGTCAAGCTGTAGATTGTGATACTGACACCATAGGTCTTTGTACTCCAACAATAGAAGAAATAATTGAACAATCTATAACGGAAACTATTGAATATGAATCTGACGGTTACACAATAACCACTACTACAACAACTGATACCACAACAACTACTGTTACTAACGAAGACTCTGGCGATTTATTAGATGGCGATAATGGTTATGTTGTTAGTTCAAAAGAAGGCGATATGGATATTGATTGGGGTGGTCAAGGAAGTGCGTCAATGCCTAGTGGCTCTGGGTGTGGTCAATTAGGAACTGATAAATGCGCTCAAATAACTGGCTCTGGTAATACTACTTCTGCTATGGGTGTTGAAGGTATGGGTACTACTTTCATACAAACTGTAGATATTTCTAATTTAAGTTTTGATAAGGGTGGTCGTACCAACTATTCTATTAAAGTAGATAAACAAGATTCTTCTGATTCTATTTATATGCACATCACGGGCAGAAATGGAAAAACAAATGTATTTAGTGGTACTGATATTTTATCTGCTAGTGGTACAGATTCTGGTTATCAATCTTATGAAGGTGGTTGGGATTTTTCTGGTAGTTTAACAACAGTCATTATTGAAATAGGAGGTAGAGATATAAATCTTAGTATAGGACCCTTGTTTGATGACGTTACAGTCAATGTGTTATATAATGTTGTCAATACCATTATCACGCAATCCATAACCTCAGTTGAAATGTTCATAGCTTTAAACATTGATGTTCCAGAAGATGTTATTGATGTTGTTGAAGATATTTTTGATTCTAATGAAATGAATGAAGAGTTCGTTTTAGAGCCTATTCAAATTAATGAGGTTGATTATGAAGCTGTTGTTGTTGAAATAGAAGAAATAGAAATGGCTGAAATAGAATTAGAAGTCATGGAAATGGAAATAGAGATTGAAGCAGAGTTAGAGTTAGAGATTGAGGAAACTGTTGAAGAAACCATTGAGGTAACAGAAGATATAAAAGAAGAAGCACCGCAAGAAACGGAAGCAAAAGAAGAAGTAAAGGAAGAAGAATCTGAATCAGAAACCGAAGTAACTGCAAACAAAGAAGAAAAACCCCAAGAAGAAAAACAAGAAGAAAAAAAAGAAACTGAAAAACCGAAAGAAGTAGCCAAGAAAGAATCATCTAAAGAAAAAGCTGTTAAAAAAATTATGAAAAAAATAGACGATAAAAAAAGATATGATGATGTAAGCCAAACTAAAACATTGGTTGTTATGCAAGTATTAGGTAACACTAAAACTTTTTTTGAATCTCAACAAGCATTAAATGATAGAGTTGATTTTTTTTCAGATCTATCTTTGCCTGATACAGTTATTTCTGATAATAATATGGCAAGTTATCTGTTATTCGCAGGGAGTGACGGATTAATAAATGAAATGATTGATAGTCAATGGCAGAATTAGAAGTCGCAGGAATTAAATTTAGAGGTGGACGCATATTTGTAGTGCTAACTATTATAAGTAGTTTAGTCGGTGTGTTATGGGGTGGTTTTACTTACTATCAAAAGTTTTTAAATATGGAAAAGAAAATTGATAATTATACTGCACCAGATTTAAGTGGCTTTGATAAAAGATTAGACCTTATACAATTAGAAACAGAAATGTTGCAATCTGAAATTTCAATTATATTAGGCGAGGTAGAATTAGTTGCCGATGTAGCAAAAGAATTAAAAAATGATTTAAAAGATGATGTCCGTAGAATTGAAACTATCGTTGAAGATGTTGAGCAACGAGTTAAACAAGATAGTAGAGATAATGCAAAAGATTTAAAAGAAACTGTTAATGAATTAAAAGATGAAATGAAAAAGTTAGAAGAAAAAATTGATAAAAGAATTAAATTAACTTTAGAAAATCCATTAAGTCAATTGAATGGCTAAACAAACCATAATTAAAAAAGGTTTTGATAAAGTTAGAAAACGAACAAGCATAGGAAATTCATCTCGTTCTAAGCCAAAAAATAAACATAAATTGAAGTCATGGAAAAAATATAATAGACAAGGTTAATGTGGTCTATTTATACAATCATGTGCGTACTAGGTTTATCTATTAATCCTATGTGTACGATTAATGGAACATTGCCTTTAGAGTTTGATAATTTCAAAACTTGTGATAAAGCTGTAGACAGTATCGTGTTAGAATTAAATCAACAATTAAAAGACAGAGGAATATCTTTAGTGATGATATGCAAACCAAATGCCGAAATTAGCACCTAAAACTACAAAAGAACATATTATCCATATCTACGATAAAATAGATAGGATAGAAAATAATCATTTATCACATATACAAAAAGATATTAACAGACTTAATTATATATTATGGGCAATCGGTTTTATGATAGGCTCACAATTTTTAAATTGGATACTACGAATGTTCAATTAGGAGTTCTTTATGGACGACAAAGAGTGGGACGAGTTAAAACTTATCCAAGAAAAATTACACGAAGCATTAGATAAAGGCTATCCCCCACAAGGTAAAGGCGGAATAAATAATCCAACAGGTGCAAAAAAAATAGTTGAACAATTAATTGATATTCCAAGAACAACTTTACAAAGAAAAATAGATAAAATAGAAAAACTTGCATTGCAAAGTTCGCATTGGACTATTGAATGGCATCGTTATAAAGAAGTAAAACCACAAGTAATAATAGAAGAATATAAAAAACCAATAGTACGCATAGCAGCTCAATCAACAACATTTTCAAACCCTACAAAAGTATTTGTAATCCCAGACGCACATTGCTCACCAGATGAAAACATTGATAGATTTTATTGGATTGGAAAACAAATTAATGAATACAAACCTGATTATGTCGTATGCATTGGAGATTTCTGTTCTTTTGATTCAGTTGGCACTTTTGATAAAAATCATACAGTTAAAGGCGGAGCTAAACCACCTATATCAGCGGATATACAAATTACTAAAGAAGCATTAGAATTATTACACAAAGGTATAGGAAACCATGAATGCTATAAACACTATTGTTTGGGTAATCACGAAGTAAGATTATATCGTTATGAAAACGAACATAAAGAAGTTGTCGGTGCTTTTTCACAGCAATACGAAACACTATGGCGATCACGAGGTTGGGGCATAAGTGAGTATGGCGATTTTTACTTTATAAAAGGAGTTGCATTTGTTCATGTTCCATTAAATGAAATGGGGCGAGAAATAGGCGGAAAAATGGCAGAAGCTAGTCAGATATCAAATAGTGCTACGCATGATTTAGTATTTGGGCATAGTCATAGAGAAAGGTCATGGCGAGCGAGTAAATTAGGTCGTGGTAATTATGTTAAGATTGTAAATGTTGGTACTGCTATGGAGTTTGGACATATTGAAAACTATGCTATGAACAATGCAAATGGTTGGTCTTATGGTGTTTCACAGTTGTTATTAGCTGACGGGCATATACAAGGGCATAATTTTATAAGTATGATAGAACTAAAGGATAAATATGACAAAAGATAAATTAATCGCTAACATTTTGCAAAGAATGGCATTGCGTTCAGAGAATGGAATTAAAAAATTTGGTTTAACAATGACTGAAACTAAAAAACCTACTGTTGCATGGATTGATGATGCTCAAGAAGAATTATGGGATGCAATAGTTTATTTAGAAAAAGTAAAATTAATTATGCGTAAGGAAATAGAAGAAAGTAAAGAAAGTTTTGGTGGTACATTATGAATATAGAAAAATTAAAAGAACATTTAAAAGAAGAAGAAGGATATCGGAATAAAGTTTATAAAGACCATCTTGGTTTTGCCACAATAGGCTACGGACATTTAGTAAAAAAAAATGAAAAGTTTGTTGAAGGTCAGATATACAGTAATAAAGAATTAGAAAAAATTTTTGATTACGATGTTTCAATAGCTATACAAGATGCTAAAAGTTTATGCGAAGGTTTAGATTTAAATGATGAAGCTGTGTCAATTATAACACATATGTGTTTCCAATTAGGAAAGCCGAAAACAGCCAAATTTAAAAAGATGTTTGAAGCATTGCGTAATAAAGATTATATTGAAGCAGGATTACAAATGGAAGATTCGTTATGGGCAAAGAAACACACACCAGCGAGGGCAAGCAGATTAGCGGAACAGATGAAAAAGTTGATTTAAGGAAACATAGAAAAAGATTAACAACAGCAGAAGAAATAAAAGAAATACATGATAATAGAAAAAAATATAGGGAAGAAGATTTAAAAGCTAAAATGCAAAGGATATCAAATCAGTTAAGAGAATGTGGTAAACTATGAAAAAGAAAAAACCTATTTATGCTAAAAAAAGACCTAAGACTTTAGGAGCTCCTAAAAGTTTTAATAAAAAATCAAAAGCATATAAATCTGCAAAGAAACAAGCTGATAAAAAATTTGGTAAAAAAGTTTCTCTTTATAAAAACATTTTTATTTCTAAAGCAATTAAGAAATATAAACCGAGGAAAAAATAATGGTATTAGGAAAATTATTTGGTGGCGATACAGTAAAAGCTATTAGTAATGTAGTTGACGATATGCATTTTAGTGGCGAGGAAAAAGAAAAACTAAAACTACAATTTGAAGAAATACAAGCCAAGTTAAAATCGAAACAAATGGATATTAACTTAGCAGATGCTCAAAGTACTGCAGGTGGTTTAAGTGGATTTATGCAACGCAGTTGGCGACCACTTATCGGAATGTCGTGTGCCTTAGCAATTTTTTGGGAGTTCGTATTATCAAAATTTATTTTGTTTATTTGTGGATTGTTTCAATATGAAGTGGTAAACATACCACAGTTAGATTTAGGAACTTTAATGCCACTCGTAATGTCCTTACTTGGTATGGGAGCTCTTAGAACTTTTGAGAAAACCAAAGGAGTAACAAAATGAAACAGAAAATTGAAAAATGGTGGGATTCATTTATGGAACTGAAATGGTGGTTACAAGCAATAATAATCGTTGGAATCACTCTTGCAATTCATAACTGGATTTTACATTAATGCCTAGTGGTAAAGGGACTTATGGCTCTAGTAAAGGCAGACCCCCTAAAAAGAAAAAAAAAGATAAGAAGAAAAAATCTAAAAAGAAATAAAATACCATATGATTTCCATGAAATAGTATGGGAAGATATTGTAGGCGATTCTACTATTGTTAGTTTTGAAGATTTTTGCAAAATGAAAACTGCGATGATAAGTAGTTTCGCCTATATATTAAAACAAGATAAAAAACATATTTACACTTTTTCAAGTTACTCAGATGATGGATATTTTGGCGATAGGAACATAATACCCCTCGGTTGTGTTAAAAGTATGCGAAAAATACCTCTAAAATAGCTCCTCAGAGAGTTTTTAGGGGGGATAAGGTATATTCATACCCCCCCTGTTTTTTTTTGTAATAGACGATTAAATTCGTAGCACCAAATCAAGCCAATCACTCTCGCTACTTGCATCTAATCTATAATATCCTCATACTATTACTTACGAGGTTGAAAGGCGAGGATTGGCAACTAGTAACCCCAAACTTTGATTCTAGCTTTCACAAGACTTTCTTCGTTCCACCACCAATCCGAAGGATCAGGAATTATTGATTTAACAATATCCTCTTTACTATCCATACGAAGTAAATAATGTTCCATTGAAAGCACCATATGATTAACCATTTTCAAATATTGGTTAGTGTTTTCTACTGCGTAAGGCTTAACAACAGTCGGTTTTGTTTTATAGTAAGTACCATATAACAAGTTTTGCCGAGCATTAGTCGCCTTAGCATAAATTGATTGTTGCATTGCATGTGCATTTGGTATTGCGTTAGGCATAGTCTTAGAAGTTTTTAGATCTATATAAAAATCTTCTTTAGTAGATTTATCTTCGAAATGAAAATCAGTAAAACCACGCACAGGAATATCCATGACTGTAGTTAGTACTTCATCTTGGAAACTTATTAGTTCCCAATTTTGTTTTTCAAAGTATTTATAAAATGCTTCTAACAAAGGTAATAAAGTATTCCTTTCTTTAGCAATATCATCATGAAAAATATTTTTTAATTTTTCGTCATATTGATAATACATGCTTTTCGTAGCATTCTCTAAAGTATCGCCTTTCAATAACATATGCAAGCCATGTTCAACTGAACTACCTCGTTCCATTGCAGGATTAGTCGGAAATTTATAACCGAATATTCTTTGCAATGCCCATTGAGGTCTTTTAGTAGCAAACTGACTTATATGCGACCACGATAATGGGAGCAGAGGTTTCTCTAACTCCCATTTATCAAAACATAAAGTATCTATACTTTTCATGTTTTAAACATTTTTTTAAAATCACTAGTCAACATTTTATTAACAGCAGAATCAACGTAATTCTGTTTAGCTAATTTAGGATTTTTTTTCAAAATATCCCATTCATTTTTAGCTTCATTAATAACAGTTGTTATAGATTTTTTTGGTTTCCAATTTTCTTGCAAACGCAAATTTTCTTCATAGTGCGCATCACTATTTTTTGACATTAATACCTCCTATTGTATTAATTTATATTCAGCAAAATGCTTACCATTTTTGCTAACATTAGTGCATTCTATATTATAACCCATTTGATTTAAATCAAATATTCTAGCACTAAGACGAAAACACTTAAACAATTTGAGTGCTTTCATAGGGTCTAATTTTTTACCTTGTTTGAGGTAACTAAGTATATTATCGTTTTGGCTCATAAAACCTCCTATATGTGTTTTGCCAATTCCCTTTCATTAACAGATTTAGTTCGTAAATCATTACGAAAGGATTTAAAGGTTTCGTACCTAATTTTAGCACGATTCCTTTTCCCAAGAATCACTTCATAACTCTTAAGAAACTCTTTGTATTGCCCACTAGTATAAATGTGCGCATTTAATTCAGTTGTATTTTTATAATCTGTATTCATAAACATTTTAGTAAGTTCACTTATTAAAACTTTTTCATGCTTTTTCATAAGATCATAAGCAGTATCTTCATCAGCAAATATTAATCCAAGTTTATCTTCTAAATAAGATAAAGCATTAGGATCAAAACCTATATTTGCGTATTCAGTATTTTCTTCCATCTAACCTCCTTGTTAAATCTTTTTTTAATTCTTCATTAAACTTTTTATCAGTATCTGTCTTTAAATGACATTCTCTACATAATGGATATAAATTATTTATTTTATCTCGTAATTTTTTAGGATCACCACCTTGGCCACGACCAATTAAGTGATGTATATCTACTGCAAGTTTTCCGCAATCTTTTGCCCAACAATTAGGTGTGTGTTGATCGCCATAACCCCAATATTTAAAAAAAATTCTAGTGTGCCTTTGCATAATAATAGGGGGAAATTAATCCCCCATATATTTTATATAAAATATTTTTGATAAGTAGCCATTGCTACAGAAGTAAGGGCATCAATATCTTGTATTTGAAAGTTGCCACTACCCATAGAGCGACCAACAACACCTGTTACAAAAATATTTCTATTCGGGTCATTAGTAACTGCTGTTCTTGTAGGCTCTGGAGTATACGATTGTTGAGGTGGTTGTTGCTGAGGTTGTTGACCTGAAACAGTTACACCAGTAACATTCGTATAAGTATTACCATTCTTGCTAGTTTTAGTATTTATAGCAATATAAGTAATATCGTCATTATCATTAACATTAATAAACTCACGACAGTAAAGTCTTTGTCCGTCTACTAAGTCAATCGTATAGTTTGGCTCATTATTTTCTGTATTGTTCCAAACTTTTTTCACTTTGCCGTTAAGCATAAATCCTCCTTTGGATTATTATTTATTAAGGACATTATATCCCCTACCTTCTAAACAATTATTTACCAAATCATCTTTGGTTTTTAGTTTAGGAGATAGCCATAGCACTCGCCATCTAAGGGCATTATATACTTTTTTAGAAGTATTGGAAAGCTCGTTAGTATTGTCGTTTGCTATATCTTTGCAAGTATATAGATCATCATGAAACCTATCATGATCGCCTTGTATATTTGCAGAACTCTTACCCCTACTATCTACAATAGGGGTATGAGAACAACTGATTATAAAAAGAAAAGATAAAACAATAAAAATTTTCATAATAATTCTCTCATTAAATATTTTCTTTTTTTATTAAACATTACATACATATCTAGGTTTTTTTCTTTTCTGCATTGACATAAGAAACCTACGATTATTTCGTAGGCTTCTATATTGTGTTCAGCAAAAGATGTTTGTCTAGTAAGTGGTTTAATCATACAAATTGATTACTTCTGATAGGATCAAAAGCAATGTTTTCCCATTGTTTAGATCTAAAGAATAATAAAACTTGATTTTTATTACTTTCTTCAATGTTATAAAACTTTGAATCATCTTTATAATCGTATAATTCAGGGTGAGTTGCCCAATTAGTTAAAGCATTATAAAATGCCCAAACAGTATCATCTAAAGCAACAGCTTCTTTTTTATATTGATTAATTAACCAACCTAATAATTTTTCTCTATGATCAATATTTTTTTTCTTAGTGGCTTTTCGTTTACAAATAGTTTGCTTTAATGCTAACTCAACATCTTTTACAGATATTTTTGTATTAGCCATTGTTTTAAAATAAGGTTCCATTTCAAAAAATTTTTCAGTTGATGAATTAAATATACTCACTAGATTTTCTACATCAAAACCAACAGTATGACGAAAGCTGAATACTAATTGCCAAATGGCTTGTAGCATTCCATTATCACATGCTAATCGTTTAGGAGTAGAGTCAGAAATATTACAAAGTGATCCGTCATGTGAAGATTTTGCAGTTTGTGTAAACTGAACTAGATCGCCAACTTTAGGCTCAATAGTTAAATC